CCTTCCCCGTCCCTCCCCGGTCCCCCAGAAAAAACCGACCGAGGAGAACCGATGTCGACGAGTGAGGCCGGGATCGACCTGGCCGTCGACGACCTCGTCGAGACCCGGCCGGACGTCGACGCTTTCCTCCCCGGCCTCGGGTCTGAGGAGCACGGGCAGGCCTCACCCTTGGAGCTGGCGGTCGAGGCGACCCTCCGCGAGTACGCCGCCGCCCAACTCCTCAAGCCCCGGGACGCCGGAAAGGTCGCCCTCGCCCTCGACCTCACTCGGGTCATGGCTATCAAGCGACGCACCGGCCGGACGTCGACCTACAGCAACGACGCCCGACTCCTCTACGAACTCCTCGACTCATTCGTCGCCGAGGAGACCGCCGGGGACGCCGCCGTGACCGAGGCCATGCAGCAATGGTCCGCACTCCTGGCGGGCATGAGCCTAGGCCGTCAGCCGGCGGCATGACCGCCGAACTCCTGGTCGACCCCGAGGTCGACCCAACGACCGTCCCCGGCCTCAAGTTCTTCACACCCCGCGACGAGTCACGGCCGACCCTCGGGCACCTACAGGCCGCATTCTCTCGCATCTGGATCGGCCGAACGTGCCCCTGCGGTGAGGTCGGCATGATGCCCTGGCAGCGACTCGTGAGCAACGTCCTCGGTGAGGTCGACGAGACCGGCCGCCGCTACTACGGTTTCGGGGTCGTCACCGTCCAGAGGCAGGGCGGGAAGTCGGACCTGTGCGTCGTCCGGTCGGCCGAACGGTGCTGCTCGGTGCCCGGGTATCAGGCCTGGTACACGAACCAAAGCGGGCAGGACGCCCGCGACGAGTTCCTCAAGTTCTACGACCTCACCCTCGCCAAGACACCCCTGCAACGCCTCGTGACCCTGCACCGTTCGAACGGTTCGGAGCGCCTGACGTTCCCCAACTCGTCCCTCTTCCGGCCGCACCCCCCGACCGAGGAGAAGTTACACGGCAAGCAGTCCGACTCCAACGACATCGACGAGGCCTGGGTATTCACCCGCGAGGAGTTCGCCCTCCTCCTACAGGCCATAGCCCCGACACAGGTCACCCGATGGGACTCCCAAACAATCGCCTGGTCGGCCGGGGGAACCCCGCAGTCGACGGCCCTCGCCGACCTCGTCGCCCGCATCCGGCAGAACGGCGGCGGGGCCGTCAAGGTCGGTGACCTTGAGGTCCCCTTCGCAGGGTTCGAGTTCGGCATCCCCGACGACGCCGACGCCAACGACCTGGACGTCATCGAGGCCTACCACCCCGCCCGGGGTCACACGATCACCCGCCGGGGACTCCTGACGATGAGGTCCCAACTCACCGATGACGACGGATGGGCGAGGGCCGCCGGGAACCGTTGGACGAGCGTTATCGGGGCCGCTATCGACGGTCGGCTGTGGGAGCGCCTCAGATACCCCGACCCCCTCCCCGACCTGGCGACCCTCGGTTGGGGTGCTGCCCGGGCCGAGGACGGGTCTCACGTCGTCATCGCCTGCGCGACCACCCTCCCCGACGGCCGTATCGTCGCAGAGGTCGCCGACGTCCTCCCGACCGCCTGGCAGGCCGCCGACGTCGTCGAGGACTGGATCGATTCGGACCGTTGTGGTGTCGACCCGTCCGGCCCGTCCTCCGGTCTCGCCGAGCAGCTGGCGCGCAAGGAACTCCCCAACGTCGACGTCCTCACGTCCCGGCAGTCCTCGGCGGCCTGTCAGGAACTCATCGACGCCATGACCGCCACGCCCCCGCAAGTCATGTTCCGCAAGCATCCAGCGTTGGACGCGTCCGCACTCGTCGCGCAGACCCGGCAGACCGGGGACGGTGGTAAGGCCTGGTCGAGGTCGAGCTCCGAGGGGTCGGTCGCCGCCCTTGAGGCTGTGACCTGGGCGGTGAGGTCCGCGAGGATCGCCCCGAGGCGCGGTCGGCCGTCGGCCGACCCACGCGACACGCCGAAAAACTCGTAGGTCCCTGAGCCGGCGTCCCGGTCAGTCCAGAATGCCGATTCGTGAGGACAACCACGAGGGCAACCCCTGGGGAACGTGTCGACGCCGTCCTAGCCGCCTACGCCCCGCCGCCCGTCCGGGTCAGGCCGTGGGGAACCGACGCGTCCCGACTCCCCTACGCGTCACCCCTCTCCCCCGACACGACCCTGTCCCGGTGGGTATGGGATGACCTGATGGGCGACGACGTCCGGGCGTCCATCAACTCACGTTCCGGGGCGCTCCGACTCGGGCCGGTCAGCCGTGGCCGGAACATGCTTTGCGGTTCCGGTGCCCGATGCCCTCTCGTCGACCTCACCGGGAACACCCCGACCGCCCGTCAGCCGTCCTGGTTGCTCAACACCGAGGACGGGTCGAGCTGGCAGCACCGGACCCTCTGGACCCTCGACGACCACCTGTTCTACGGGTGGTCCCTGTGGCATCTGCGCCTCGGGGCCGACATGTTCCCGACGGCCGGGACTCACGTCCTGTGGGACGCGTGGGAGATCGACGATGACAACCGACTCCTGGTCGACGGGTACCCCGTCGAGAACCCCCGGGAATGGGTACTCATCCCCGGCCTACACGAGGGCATCCTCACCCACGGTTCCGACATTCTGACCGACGCCCGCGACCTGTTCGGCCTGGTCCGCGACCGACTCACCAACAACCTTCCCCCGGTGAACCTTGAGGCACAGCCCGGGGCCGACCGACTCAACCCCGAGGAGATTGACGCCGTGATTGCCTCGTGGAAAACCGCGAGGACCCGGAACGGCGGCGTCGGGTACACGAACGAGTGGCTGAAAGCCGTGTTCGGCCGGGGCAACCAAGACTCCGACCTACTTATCGAGGGCCGCAACGCTGCCGCCGTCGACCTGGCGCGCCTCATCGGTATCCATGCCGGACTCATCGACGCGACGGCCCCCAAGGCGTCCCTCAACTACGAGACCACGACCGGCCGAAACCAAGAGTTTGTTGACTTCGACCTGGCGCTCGCCCTCATGCCCGTCGAGGCGCGCCTGTCGATGGACGACATGACCCCCCACGGCCGCCGGGTCGCTTTCGACACGACCGTACTGACCGGCCCGTTCTCCCCGACCGGCCCAACCACCGAGGACTGACCCGTGACCGACATTCGCCTCTACGCCCAAGCAGTCACCGCAACCGCCGAGCGTCGCATCCTCGCCGGGGAGGTCGTCGAGTTCGGCCGGGTCGGCCTCACCAACATCGGCCCGCTTCGGGTCGCCGCGCAGGGTCAGGTCATCCAGACCCCCCACGGGCCGGTGACCGCACCCGGCCTGAGCTGGCCCTCCGACGTGACCCGCGTCAAGATGACCCGCGAGCATGACCGGTCGATTGTGCGGGGCTACGTCACCGCACTCGACGCCTCGCCGACGTCGATTCGGGCGGTCGTCAAGGCCAACGCCGACGATGACGGCGACGCCGCCCTCCGCGAGGCACTCGACAAGAAGCGGGACGGTTTCTCGCTGGACGTCCCCAACGGGACCCTGGTCGACGACGTCGACGGCGGAGCACCGTGGCTCATCGGGGGCGACCTCATCGCCCTCGGGCAAGTTGGAATTCCTGCCTACTACCAAGGCAGTCGAATGGACCGGGTCGCTGCCTCTGCGGCCGAACAAGGAAAGGAAACCCGCATGACCGAGGAGCAGAAGGCACGACTTCGGGAGTTGCTCGCCAAGCAGTCCCTGTCAGCCGACGAGCAGACCGAACTCAACTCGCTGTCGCAGCTGGCGGCCCAAGAGGTCGTCGCGTCGGACGAGACCCCGGCCGAGACCCCGGCCGAGACCCCCGCCCAGCCGGCGCAGGCCGTGGCGGCATCCATGCCCACGGTTCCGACCGGGATTCCCCGGCCGAACCGGGCACCGACCACGACCGAGGAGGGTGCCCTCGACCGCTTCATTCGTGGCATCTGCGAGGGGTACGGGCCGGACGGACGCGGGGCCGCTCACATCACGGCCGCCCTCAACGACGTCACCCACGCCCAGCACTCGGGCAACATCGCAACCCCGGCCTGGTCCGGTGAGTTGTGGTCCGGCGTCCAGTACGAACCGGAGTTCTCCGGTCTCTTCAACCAAGGCGACCTGACGTCGTACGAGGGCAAGGGTTGGCGCTGGGTCACCAAGCCTGAGATGCAGGATTACACGGGCAACAAGGCCGCCGTGCCGACGGACACCCCCGACACCGAGGCCGCGACCTACACGGCCGCCCGCATGGCCGTGGGCCACGACATCGACCGGAAGTTCTACGACTTCCCCGACGAGGGCTTCCTGCGGGGCTACGTCGAGGCCGTCCGCGAGTCCTGGGCGGTCAAGTTGGACGCAAAGGTCGAGGCGTTCATCGCCGCCAACGCCGTCGACTCCGGTCTCGACATGATCGACGAGACCGACGACGCCGCCGTCCTCAAGGGCGTCGCCAAGTTGGGCCGGGCGGTGAAGCGGGCGAGGATCGGCCGCCCGTCGTTCGTCATCATGCACGACGACCTGTTCGACACCCTCCTCGACGTGACCAACCTGGACGTCCCGGCGTTCCTCAACGCGTTCCTGCCCGGCCTCAACCCGGAGGACTTCACGTCATCGTCACTGGCGGCCTACGAGGGCAAGATCGTGGCCGGTGCCAAGCAGGCCGCGACCGTCCGCACCCTGCCCGGGTCGCCCATCCGGGCCGAGGCACAGCGGATCGCCAACGGCGGCATCGACAACGGATTCTTTGGTTACTGGGCCGTGGAACTCCACGCCGAGAACGGAATCCAGTACGTCGAGGTCGGGGACGTCACCCCCTGACCGCCCGTCCCCCGGCCCGGGATTGACGCCCGGGCCGGGGGACAATCCCCCGACAACCCCGACTTGTCGCCGAAAACGACCGCTAGGAGGTCCCCGGCATGACGCTCCCCGCCGCGCAGATTGTCACCCCAGAACGCCTCATCGACTTCGGGACTCTCACCGCCCTCCCCGACGATGAGGAGTTGGTCGACCTCTGCGCGGCCGTCGACGAGTTCGTCCGTGGGCTTCCCTCGGTGGCCGTGTTCGTCGAGCCGGCGTCCCCCGAGGACTGGCCGCACCGGTACGCCCTCGGGGCACGGATGCTCGCCGCTCGCCTGTGGAAGCGTCGGAAGTCCCCGGAGGGCATCGCGTCATTCACCGGCGAGGGCGTCGTCTACGTCCGGCGTACCGACCCCGACGTCGCCGAACTCCTGCGCCTCAACTTCGGGGGTCTCGGGTGAGCATCCCCGACCTGGCGGAACGCCTCAACGTCGCCGTCGACCTCCTCAAGGGGGTCGGCCTGACGGCCGCCGTCGACCCCGCCGACGTCGACGTCCCGGGGTGCTGGGTCGACCTGACCGGGGTCCTCCGGTGGACCCTCAAAGGCTGTGACGTCGCCTGCGAAGTCGTCCTCATCGTCCCCGCCGTCGACGGCCGGGCACAGCAGTACGCCGCCCTACAGGTACTCCTCGACAAGGCTGTCGAGGCTATGGGCATCCCCGACGGGGACGTCCGCAAACAGGCAACCGTTCTCCCCGAGTCACCGGTCGCCTACCCGTCCCTCGTCCTGCCCTACTGGATCCGCTAGGAGAAACCACAGCCATGCCCATCTCGTCATTCAAGACAATTGACGGAACCATGACCCTTGGTGCGTCCGACCTCGACGTCGCCGCGCAGGTACTCGACGCCGCCGTCGTCCCCTCCGAGAAGGTCAAGGAAACCGACCCCCGGCCTGTCCTGTCCGGCGATGAGCTGGCGGGGTCCTCGTCCGCATCCCTGTCCTTCCGACTCAAGGGCAAGTTCCTACAGGACGGCGGGGCCGCCGGGGTCGTCGCGTTCTCATGGACGAACGCCGGGGACGAGGTCGACTTCACCCTCAAGCCCAACGACGCGTCCTCGCCGTCGGTGTCCGGCACCGTCCGTGTCGTGCCGCTACAGATTGGCGGCCCCGTGTCCAAGACCGACCCGGCCGAGGCCGACTTCGACTGGCAGGTCATCGGCACCCCCACCCCGACTTGGGATTCCTGAGACCTCGACGAGGTCCAAAGACCCCTGCAACAACACACGACAATGAAAGGAACGGAAACCATGACCGAGACCCCTGCCGAGGCAATCGTCGAGGACGAGGCACAGCACGTCTACGACGAGGCCGAACTCCGGTTCGTCGACAACGCGCCCGGCCGGACTGCCAAGCAGACCGCCGACGACCTCAACGGTGCCAACGGAAAGGACGGCCGGAAGGTCGGCCGCGCCGACGGCAAGCGGGGACCCCGCTACTCCCTCCGGTGACCTGATGCCTCTCGACGTGAGCAGCAACGCCGCCGAGGTCGCCCGCGACCTCGACGGGGCCGCCGTGACTGCCGCCGCCGAGAGGGCAAACCGTCAGGCCGCTGACCTGGCGCTCGCCCTGGTCGCCCCCGGTACGCCACGACGGTCCGGCACGCTAGCGGCAGGCCTGCGGACCGTCGTGGCCTCGGAGGGGTGGGCGTTGGTCGACGCCGTCCCGTATGCGTCTATCGTCGACGCCCGTACGGGGTTCGCAACCAAGAAAGTCCTCGACAACCAAGCCAGAATCGTCGACGTCTACGACATCGAGTTACAGGCGACCTTCGACAGAATGTAAAGGGAATGCCATGCCGCACATCAAGCCCAAGCGTTATCGAGTGGAGTACAACCTCGACGGGGTAACCGTCGAGTACGAGGTCCGGGTCATCACCGCCGACATCCTCAAGGCCGAGGAGACCGGCCCGACGTATGCAATCAGCAACCCCCAGACCCAACCAATCGTGATGACGGTGATGTGGGTCTGGGCGGCGTCCGTCCGTGAGGGCCACATCGGCAAAGTGTCTTGGCCGGACTTCCGGCAGAACCTCATCGACTACGAGAAGTCCGGTGACGCCCCGACGGTGGACCCTACCCAGCCGGCGGGGCTCACGCTCTTGCCCTCGCCCTCGCCGTCAGACTCGGAGGTCTCGACTTCCACGGATGGAAGCGAGCAATAGCGGACGACCCCGCCCTCGTCGAGCTGGCCCTCACCTACCTACCCCAGGAGTAAGTCAATGGCAACCCTCACCGTCGACGCCGTCTCGTCGATGGACGCCGCCCGGTCTGACGTCGAGTCCCTCGGCGCGTCGGTCCGTGGCCTCGGGGCCGACTTCGACGCTGCCTCGTCCGATGCCCGGTCCGCGTCCCTCGACTTCGACGCCCTCGGGGAGGGTTCCGACAACGTCGCGTCCAAGTCGTCGCAGGCCGCCGCCGGTCTCGGCGACCTGGCGGGCGGCCTAGAGGCCGTCGGGGCCACCGGGGCCGCCACCGCCCTAGAGGGGGTCGCCCTGGCGTCCAGCGTCGCAGCTGGCGCAGGCGACGTCCTCAACCTCGTCGCCGAGACCTCGGTAGGCCGGTGGATCGCCTCGACGGCGGCGTCCGTGGCCCATCGGACCGCGACGATTGCCGGGGCTATCGCAACCGGCACGATGACGGCCGCCCAGACCGCCCTCAATGCGGTCATGGCTGTCTCCCCGGTTTTCCTCATCGTGGCCGGGATCGCTCTGCTTGTGGGCGGCCTCATCCTCGCCTACAAGCACTCCGAGACCTTCCGAAACATCGTCGACGCCGCATTCACCCGCGCCCGGGCCGTCGTCGAGGACGTCATCGCCGTTGTGCAGGACGTCATATCCTGGTTCGGCCGACTCCCCGGAGAGGCTAGGGACGCGTGGGACAAGGTCTCGGGGGCCGTCGGCGACGCCGTCGACAAAGCGGGTCGATTCTTCAAGGGTCTGATTGACGATGTGAAGCGACTTCCCCGCGAGGCCGTGTCCGTGGTCTCTGGGGCTTTCGCCGATATGTTCGCCCCGATTCAGACCGCTATCGAATGGGTCGGGGACCTTGTCGACCGAATCAAGGACATCGACTTTCCCGACTTCCCCGACTTCCCGTTCGCCGGTCGCGCTGTGACCGGTGCGTCACCTGGCGGCGTCGGGACCGGCGTGGCAGCGGCATCCCCGACGACCGTCAGTATCGTTGTGAACGGGGCCGTCGACCCGGTCTCCACGGCCCGGCAGATTGCCGGTTTGCTGTCCGACTATGCCGACGTCACCGTGACCCCCGATTGGGCCGGGGTGACCCCGTGACCAACCACTACACGGGGGCGACCCTCGACTCGACCGTCACTAGGGACACTCAAACCGGCACGGCCCGGCCCCGGCAGACGTGGAAGATTCACCTGCCCGTCCCCATCCTCTTTGAGTCGTTCGTCGCCGACGTCCGTATCGCCGGGACATATGACCTCAAGATCGACGGGGTAACGGTCGCCACTCATGCCTGCGCGGCCGCGTCCCTAAACAACACCTGGACCCCGGCCGCGCCTATCGAGCTGGCGGCCGGTACGCACACGTTCGTACTCGACTGCGGGACTACCGTCCAATGGTACAACTGCTCAAACTCGACACAGGCAAAGACCGGCACGGGCGCTCACGTCATCGGGTGGGACGTTTGGGAGGAACCGGGGACGTCCGCGTCGGTGGCCGGAAAGATCAACTTCAAGATCCCTGACGGGGTCCTCGTGTCAAAGGTCGAGTCCTCCTCGACCTCGACGGTTTCGCAGTCCGCGCAGACCTGGTCCGTTACATTCGCCAACGCCGTCAAACTCCTCGGGGTCCTCAAGCGCCTGGTCACCAATGAGGCGACCGGGTACGACTTCAAGGTCGACGGGACGACGGTCGCCACCGTCGTCAAGGCTCACGCTTTCGACGTCGGTTGGGAGTTCGTGCCCGGGTCCCCGGTCTCTATCGCGGCCGGGGCTCGCACCCTCAAGTTTCAAGCGTCCGCAAACCGGGCCTGGCGCTATCAGAACGTCGGGACGACGGTCCCCGACGGGTCGGGGTCGGCCGAGACGACCGCCTGGGGACTGTGGCAAGAGGCCACCCCCGCCCTCGACGACACGGTCCCCGCGGCCCTGTTCTTCGCGTTCCTGCCCGGCGTCCCCACGGCTGTCGACGCCGAGGCACTCTCGTCCTCGGCTATCGAGTTGTCCTGGTCGGCCCCGTCCGGGGGGCACGCCGTTTACTACGAGGTACGGATCGACGGCGGGGCCGCCGTCGAGGCGACATCGCCGCACACGTTCACCGGCCTCACCCCGGGCACGTCGTACGACCTGGAGGTTCGGGCCGTCAGCCCCGCCGGGGCGTCCGCGTGGGTCCTGGTCACTGAGTCAACCCTCGACACGGCCGTAACCGAGGGGTACAACGTCGTGTTGCGCATCGGTGGTCACTCGTGGGACATCGACGCCGGGGACCCGGCCGACCCCGACGCCGCCAACCCCCTAGCCGGCGTCCTGTTCTCCTGGTCGGCGCCCGATGACATCGGCTGGCCGCCGCGCCCGTATCAGATGGACCCCGATACCCTCACCGTCCGGGTCACGTCGCCACAGGCCGCATTCTTCGAGGACGTCCGACGCTATGACGTCGTCCGGTTCGCGTTCACCCCGGCCGGTTTCGACACGACCGCTCCCCTGGTCGACTTCGCAGGCATCGTCACCAACAACCCCAAGGTGACCCGGGACCCCGCCGGGGGTGCCGTGCTCGAGGTCACCGCCGTCGACTATCGGGCCGTCCTGCAACTCGTGACAATCTTCGGGGTCGACGAGGACGACGGCGGGGAGTTCAACGGCGAGACCGGCCCCGGCATCTGGCATGTGTCCGTGCCCGACTACGACGGCCGCGCCTTGATCCAAGGCGGCATCATGGTTGACCACCCCGACCTGGGCGTCGTCGGGTGGGGCGGCGTCGGTGAGTGGATCAATGAGGCGCTCACCAACGACTACGGCGACCCGTGGATGAGCATTCCCCTGCCCCTGGACATCTTCAACGGCGAGGACGTGTCGGAGGAGTTGGGGCCGTTCCGGTCCCCCTTGGTCACCTACGAGACCCCTGACGACGTCGTCACCTTGCACGACGTCTACAAAGCCCTCGGGGTCTACCCGTGGCCGGTGTTCGACCCCGCTACCGGCAACCTTGAGGGGTTCCGCTATTGGTTTGTCCACCCCAACGGGGAGGGCGACTACACGGTCTCCGAGCTGGACGCCGGAATCGTCCTCGGGGAGGTCGAGTGGCGTCGTGGCGTCTGTACCGACGTCGTCGAGGTCAAGACAACGTCCGGTCAGCCATTCATCCGGCATATCAGCGGGGAGGACTACGCCGCTTTCTACTCCTACGCCGACGACATTCCCCCCGAGGTCGTCAAGCGAATCTCATACAAGGACAGGGACTACGGGGGCTTCAATATCGACGGTTTCGTCAAGGAGGTCACTACCGGTTGGTGGTCGCCGTACAAGATGACCGTTCTGGCCGACCAAGACCCGACCACGGTTGCCGGTTGGTTCAACTACCCCGAACGGGTCTCGGTGGTCGTGCATGTGACCGACATTGAGGAGGAAAGGCACCCGTTGGAATTCGAGGGGTTCCGGTGGTTCCTCGAAAGGGGAGAGTTCTACGGCCGGTTGTCCCGGGCGTCCCTCCTCATCACGGCCGGGGGTGCCTGGTCTGTCGAGGCGCGTCTGCGGCCGCGTCTGCCTAAGCCCATCCTCGACGACCTAGAACCATGACGAATGTTTCGACTCATCGGGGAGGTTCTGGCGCTCGCCCTCGCTACCTGTGCTCTGCTGGGTATCGCGTGGCGGGTAGTCGTCCTGCCCAACCTCAAGACTCACCTGTTCGACCCCGTACGGGACACCCGGCGGCAGGTGACCGAGAACCGGCATACGAACCGGGAACCAACGGTGCTAGACCGCATCGACGACCTGGAGAACCACATCGAGTTAGTGGCCCTCAACCAACTTGCCGTCCTGCGACGCCTCGGGGCTCATATCGGCGAGTCGGAAGCGGACCGCGCCCGGTTGTGGCTCATGGTCGAGTCACTCACTCACGAATACAGGAGACCCGACAATGACCCTCGATCCCCGCATGACCCCCCAGGAGTATCAGGCACGTCAGGCTAGGCGGCGTCGAGCTGGCCGCGTCATTCCCTGCGTCGTCAATGGCGGGTGGGTGCCGTTCCCGGTAACCACCGAGTACGGCAAGACGTCCCCCCCCGGTCGACCCTGGTCGTTGGGCCGTCACACCGGAGAGGATCACGCCGCCCCCGTGGGGTCCCGGGTCGTGTCGGTCTCCTGGGGCCGGGTCGTCTGTGTCGCCAATTGGACCCGGCCCGGCGTCATCGGGTCCCGTGGCCCCATCCTGCATTGGGGCGACTCCTACGGGACACACGTTGTCATCCGTACGGCGTCCGGCCGCTACGACGTTGGCTACTGCCACTTATCCGAGACCCGGGTACGGCCGGGCATGTGGGTGCGTCCCGGGCAGGTCATCGGCCTGTCGGGTCAGACCGGCGGGTCAGGCACGTTCGGCCCACATCTGCACCTAGAGGCGCGTCCAGCCGGCG